CGTTGCGCGGCCGGGCCGCCCCCCCATTGCCTTCGGTGGCGCCCGTCAGCGTCGATACCGACGCCCCGCCGAGCGATGAAAAAGAGACCCCGCTGTAGTCTGCTGCGTCGATCTCGTCACACCCGATTTGCGTGCGGCCAGCCGCGCTATTACTCGACGCTTTGGCGCCCCAGACACCCGCGTCGGTGGGCGCGTCATACGCGATAAAGGTGCCTTTTTGGCGGCTGCCCAAGGTCCGGCTGTCATCCACGCCGCGCCCGCCGTCCAGGCCGCGCACGAATTCGCCGCGCAGATCGGGCACGTTAAAGTGGGTGGCGTCGGCATACCCGTAGATGGTGCCGATGACCGCGTACAGTACGGGCCAGGCCGCGCGGACCAAAGATTGCCCGTTGGCGATGATCCATCCGGTCGGCGCCGTGCTGCCGGCAAACCAGGAGACGGTGCCGGCCGGCACCCCGGCGCTGGCGGCCAGCGCGGTGGTGACAAAGGCGGTGGTGGCGATTTGCGTGGTGCTGGTGCCGGTCGGCGGCGGGGCGCCGGTCACCGCGGGCACGCCGGTGAAGGTCGGGCTGGCGAGCGGGGCGCGCGTGCTGTCGGTGGGGTGCACGTGATCCCCGCGCACCACGGTGCCGCGCACGCCCAGCGCGGCGACGCCGTCCATGCGCAATTCGGCGACCAGCGACTCGAACGATAGGCCGCCGCCCGCCAAGGCGACGATGGCGTCATGCAGTTGGGTGAGATTGCTGTCGCTGGGGGTGACCCCAGCCCCCAGCAACACTTGCTCCAACTCGGCTTGCAGTTGGTAGAACCAGTAGGCCCCCGGCGTGGTGGCGGCCAGTCCGACCAGCGGATCGCCGCCGCTCGGATAGCCCAGGCTGGGGGCATCGGGCCGCGGCGGCGGGTTGGCGGCGGCCCCTTGTTCGAATGATCCAAGATCCATGTCAACCTCCGGAGTAAAGCATGCCCACGCCCGCGACTGCGGGTTGGTAGCTGATGACGAGCAGGGTGTGCGCGGGCTTGAGCCGGCGCAGGAGACATTCCAGGGCGGCGTTGCCGACCCAGGAGCCCAGGGCCGTGTCGACGCGGCCATCGACGCGCCAGTGCTGCACCGGCACGGTGACATCCAGATGCAGCGTCCACCGGTAGGCCCACGCGGTGCCGGTGAGCGCGGCGGTGACCGGTTGCGTCACGTCATGGATGACGTCGAATTCGGTGATGCTGGCGCTGAACCCCAGCGCCGCGGCGAGTGCCAGATAGTAGGCCGGCGACTGGCCGCCCTGGCCGGTGACCCGCACCAGCAGCGCGGCGCGGCGCAGCGCGTCATCCCCCAAGGCGCCGAGACAGGGGTCCGGCAAGCCGTAGGCGCGCTCCCAGTCGGCGAGGCGTTGCACCGTGGTGCGCGGGTCGCATTCGTCCAGCAGATCGGCGGCGCGGGTGTCGACGCGGGCCAGGGTATCGGCCCAACTGCCCAACCATTGGCCAAGCACGGTTGCGGTCTCGCGCGGCCAGGGCAACCCCTGGGGCAGCAGGCTCAGCAGCGCGTCCTGATAGGCGGCAGCGTCCATCATCAGGCGCTCCAACTCATGCTGCCGAAGGTGGTGATGTACCCGGGGTCCATCACCACGTCGGCGGCGGGGCTGGCCATCACATAGTTGGTCTCGCCCACCGCGGCGCTGATCTCGGCGCGCAGGTGCGACAGCAGCAGGGTGCCGCCGGGGGACGCCTCGCGCTGGATCAGATCGCGCACCGCGGCGGTGATCGCGGTGCGTACCGCCAAGGTGTCGGGGGTCGGCAGCAGCGTCACGGTCAACGGCACCGCCACCGGCGCCACCACCACCACACGGGCGGTCACCGGCCGCAGCGGGGCGATGGCGGCCGCCACGGCCGCGTTCACCTCGGCACTGGGCAGCCCGTCGCTGCTCGCGCCATCGGTCATCACCCGCACCGTGACGCTGCCGGCGCCGGCCTCGTTGGGAAAGACCCAGGCGCGCGTCACACTGGGATGGGCGGCCAGCGCCCAGGCCAGATAGTCGGCGGCACACCCGCCGTGGGGCGGTTGCTGCAAGCGCCACAGCACGCGGGTGCGCAGCGCGGTATCGGTCTCGGCATCGGCGCCGCCGGTCAGGCCCCCGGCGGCCACCACCGCCGCGGCGCTGACGCTCGGCACCGCACTGACCAGCGTCAGCGCGGTGCCGGCCGTGGTGTTCGCGGCCACGCCCGGCAGCACGGCGCTGACCGCCGCCGGGGTGCTGCCGTCGAGCGCCAGGGCGGCGGTGGTGACGACCTCGACGCCATCGGCGCGGCGCAGCCGCACGTCCGCCGGCACCACGGTGCCCAGGGTGCCGGTGAGGGTGACGTGGCCGCCGGCGAAGGCGGCGGGCAGCCGCCCCAGCCCCCACAGTGCGGCGTGCCGATCCAGCGCGTCGGCGTCCGCGGTGTCGGGCAGGGTCTGCTGGGCGATCCAGTCCAGATAGCCATAGAGGCCGTGCACCGCCCCGGCCAGCACCCGCGCCAACACCGCGAGGTTGGACACCGGCAGCAGCGGCGCCCCCGCGGCCAGGCGCGTGCCGGCATCGGCGGCGGCGCGCGCGATCAGGGTCTCCAAGGTTGGCCGTTCAAACGCCATCGCGCATCCACTCCCATTGATAGTGATAAGTCTGGGTGCCGGCGGCCGGGGCGGTCACCGTCACCGCCAACGCCAGCACGCCGGGCACGGGGTTGGTGGCGTCCACGCGCACCGCGGCCGCGGCGCCGCAGGTCACCAGCCAGGTCAGCGCTTCCTCGGCATAGAAGCGGGCGCGCTCCAGGACCTCGGGCCGTTGTTTCTCGCGGCTCAGCAGCCACAGCCGCGAGCCCAGTTGATAGCCGTCCGCCAGCGGCACCACGTCACCCCACCAGCCGCGGCGGTCGGTGGCGCCGGCGGGCAGCACATCGTCCGGCGCCGCCTGGCGATCGGTGAACAGCGACAGCAGCACCGCCGTGCCCAGGCCGCCATCGGTGGCCAGGCCCAGGCCGTCGAGCGCCAGGTCGGCACCCGCTAAAAACCCGCTATAAACGGTCTGTAAATCGCTCATGTCAGCGGCAGTCCGGTCTTGGCCGAGGTGGTGAAGACCCAATGCTTGTGCGCGGCGAAGGTCGCGGCCAGCGCCGTGAGCGACTCCGCGCCGGCCGTCACGGTCGTGGTCGCCGCCACGCTGCCGGTCACGTTGACGTTCCCGGTTTGGGTGAGATCGCCGGTCTGCGTCAAGTTGCCGGTCTGGGTGGTGTCGCCGGTCTGCGTCAGGTTGCCGGTCAGCGTCACATCACCGGTGATCGTCAGCCCCTGGGGCGCGGTGATCTCGATGCCCCCACGGCGCAGCACAATGGTTTGGCCTTGGTCGTCTTGGAGTGCGACCTCGCCTTGCGCCAGACCGGTCAGGCGATAGCGGCGGTCGGCGCAGGCGATGATCAAGGGCATGGCGCGGGTGCCGCCGGCCGCCAGCAACAGCGCCTCGGCGCCGGGATGCGGGTGCACCGTCAGGCCGTAGCCCTGCCAGTGTTCGCAGGCGTCCAGCGTCTCCTCGGTGGTCGCCGCCACTTGCAGCGACTGCATGGTGGGCGCGTCATCCACCAGCGTGACCGTGGCGCGTACCACCAGATTGCGCAGGCGCCGGGCCAGGGGCGCGAGGCGGCGGCTGACGGCGTCCATCACATCCACCAGCCGGCCGGTACCTTGGCGGTGTCGGTGGGCGGCTGCTCGCGCGCGGCGGGCGCGGCATAGGCATCCGGGCGGGTCAGTTCCAGGTCGGTGGTGGTGCCGCCCTGATCCAGGCTGTAGTGCACGCCGACGATCACCAGCGTCTCGCTGACACCCATCCCCGGCGCTTGCACGCGCACTGTCTCGCCGGCCCGCCACAGCCGCCCCGGAACGGCTTCCCAGCCCTGCACCCGCGCGCGCGCTTTGAGCGCGCGGCCGGCGCGGGTGCGGCGCTCCCAGTCAGCGCGGGCACTCAAGTCGGTCTCGCCCTGCTCGGCGGTCACCACCAACAGCCGGGGGCGCGAGTCTGCCACCGCCGCATCGGTGGTTTCGGCGCGCAGCTCCGCGGCCTGCTTGCCGTGCCAGTCATCATCCCCGGCACTCTGGCCGTAGACCACGATGCGGCTGTAGCGGTCGCGCCAATCCGCCACCGCCTGCATGCCGAGCAGGTTGTCGCCCTCCACGAGCGCGGTCGGGGACAGCGTCAAACCCGGCCGGCCGAGCAGCAGGCCGCCCTGGCCATCGGGCAGCAACAGCACCGCGCGCTGCCGCGCGAGCTGATCCAGGAACTCAAAGACACTCTGCCCCGGTTCGCTGGCCACCCGCTTGAAGGGGCCGCCCAGGTCGGTGTTGGGGGTCGCGGCGACCGCGAGGTCGAGCGCCCCGCACTGGTCGGTGGCGATCTGCAGCAGCGTCTGCCCGGTGTATTGGCGTACCAGCGCCGAGCAATCCACCAGGTCGCCGGTGGCATCGCGCACCGCCAGTTGGATGGTGCGCAGGGTCGGCCCCAAGTCCCGTGACACGGCATCGATCCAGCCGGTCAGCACCGTCTGGGTGCCCAGTTGCAGCGTCGCCCGTAGACCGGGGCGCAGCGTGGCGCGCGCGGGGTCGGCGCCCGGCCAGCGTTCGGTCACCGTCAGGTCGGCGGCACTGGCGCAGTGCTCGATGCTGGTGTGCACGCGCAGCGCCGTCCAGCCGGTATAGGCGCTGGTCCCAAGCAGCAGGCGGGGGATGATCATGTGCGCACTTCCAGCGCCTGGCCGCCGGGCACGAAACCGGGGTGCGCAATGCCATTGCGCCTGACGAGCTCGGCGTCACGCGTGGCATCGCCGTGGCACTGATAGGCGAGCACCAGCGCCGGCAGCGTGCGTGCCGGCACCACCGTGGTGAGACGCGGCGCCACCAGCGCCCGCGCCGCCAGATCCTGCGCGACCGCCACCCGCACCGCCGCCCACGCCGCATACAGGGGATCGGACGCGACCGCCTGCCGCGCATCGATCAGCCCCGTCAGTTGCGCGCACAGCGCGCCGAGTTCGGGACCCGCCACCGGAATGCCCGCCTCCAGCGCCGCCACCGCCGCCCCATCGGCGGCATCGGCCACCCCCGACAGGGCGGCCAGCAGGCCCTGGGCGAGTGCGCCATCGCGCACCGCGGCCACCACCACCGCTTGATTGTGCGCTTGCGCCAAGCGCGCGGCGGTGCTGGTCGGCACCACCGGCAGGTCGGCGCCCCAGGCGGTCAAGGTCGACAACGCCTGCCAGGCCGGCCAGGGCGCGGCGGCGCGGGTGCGCAACGCGGTCAGCTCGGTGGTAATGGTGGCCCCCACCAGGGCGGCCGACCCGGCGCGGGTGTCCAGCTCGCGCACCGCGCTGCCGAGCCCGGCGACGTGCGCCGCGCGGTTGGCGTCGCTCATCCCCAGGGTGCTGCCCAGATCAGCCAGCGGGGCCAGGAACTGCCCCAGCAAGGCGCGCCCCGCCTCCACCACCAACGAGGGCATCCCGACGATGCGATAGCCCAGCAGCAGATAGCCCTGGGCCAGCGCGGCATAGGCCAACGCCTGATCGACATAGGCCAGCGCCGGGTCGAGCACCGCCTGGATCGTCGTCATCACCTGGTCGACCGCCGCTGCCACCCCGGCCAGGGAATCGGGCAACGCCAGCGGATGGGTGTTGGTGCCGGCCTCCACCAGATCCAACTGCACCCGCGCCACGCCGCCCTCGGCACTCGACAGCGCGCTGCTGAAGCCCTGCACGCACACCGCTACCAGGCCATAGGTCGGATGCGTCAAGAGCCCGCTGCCGGAGGCCTCCAGCGCGGCCAGCAGCACCGCCAGATCGCGATCGTAATTCGGCCCGACCAGCACCGCCTCGATGGCGTAGGTGCGGGCCTTGCGGCCGAGGTCCTCGGCGTAGGGGATGTCGCGCAACGGGTATTCGTGCACGGCGATGCGCCGCCCGCCCTGGCGGGTGTCTTTGGCGACGAAGAAACGCGCCCCGCGGAAGCTGGCCGGCAGCAGGCGGTCGCGCCAGCTCATCAGAGGCCCCCCATGGTCGGACCGCGCTGGTCGGCGCTGGCGGCGATCTCCACCGGGCCGGTGGCACTCACCCCGGTGACCTGCGCCGGGCCGGTGACGCGCACCGTGATGGTGCCGTTGATGTTCTGTAACTGGTTGGCGGCGGACTGCATGGTGTTGGCCGCACTCTGGGCCGCGTCCGCCGCTTGCTGTTGGGTCTGCGCCGCGGTGCCGTGCTGTTGGGCGGCGGTGCTCTGGGTCTGCGCGGCGCTCGCCTGGGTCTGCGCGGCGGTGGTTTGCGCCTGGGCGGCGGCGGGGTCGGGGGTGAGGGTGGGGACGGCCGGGCCGAGGTTGACCTTGCCGATGGGCTCCCAGCGCTGGGCGTTGGCGTCCGGGGTGACCGCCGCCGCGCGCCGCACCTGCGCGGTATGCTCCTCCAGTTGGGCGGTGGTATTGCCCAAGCGCGCCAGCACGTAGCGCACCCCGGAATCGATGCCGTCCATGAACTTGGTGCCTTGGGTCGCGCGGTTGGTGGCGTAGCCGGCCGCGCCGCCGACCGCCAGCGCCGCACCGCCCCAGCCCAACAGCCCCAGCGCGCCGACATTGCCGATGGCCCGGCCGAAGCCTTGCGCGCCCGCCTTGGTACCCGCTGCGCCACCCGCTTTGTCGGCCGACTTGCCGCCGCCGTCCGGGCCGTCGATCCCGCCGCCCGGCCAGTTGGTCACAAACACCTTCACCACCCCGGTGGCCGCGTCCAGCAGTCCACCGCCCGGTGCGCCCTGGCCGCCCTTGCCGCCCTTGCCGCCGAACAGGAAGCCCAGCGTCTTGGCCGTGAGGGCGATCCCGGCAATCGCCGCGCCCGCCGCCACCAGGCCCGCGGCGATCTGGCCGCCGATCAACACCAGCCGCTCGTTGGCCTGCACCCACGCGCCCACCTTGCCGATGACCGCGTTCAGGTCATTGAGCAGCGGCTTGGCCCACTCCACCAGCGGGCCGGCCAGCAGTGCCGCAACGGTCTCGATGGTCCCCATCAGGGACCCCCAGATGTTCTTGGTGTCGCCCAGAATCTCTTTCACCCGCTGTTGCAGGTTGGCCTGCTTGGCGAGCTCCGCGGTCCCCGCTGCCAGTCCACTGGCGCCGATCTTCACCACCTCCCCGCCGACCGACGAAATCCCGGAATCCGCCCCGAACAGATCGTTGAGGACCTTCAGCCGCTCCTCCGGGTTGAGCTTGCGCAGCTTCTCCAACTGCGCCATAAAGTGCTGAAGCCCCTTGTGCTGGCCGGTCTTCTTGTCCACGAAGTCGAGCGTGATACCAAACTTCTTCAGGCCCTTGTTGGCCTCATCGACCGTCTCGCGGTCCATCGACTTCATCAGCATCGAGCCAAAGGCGGTGCCGGTCACCTCCGCGGAGTTGGTGATCTTGTTGAGCATCGAGTACAGGACGGTCAGCGATTGGCTCGCCTCCAGCCCTTGGATGTTGGTGGCCTTGATGCCGGCCGCCGAGCGCGCAAAGGTCATCTCCATGTCCGCGACGCTACTGCCGATCTTGGTCGCGCGCTGGATCACATCCAGGAACGGCATCATGTCCTTGGCGGCGACGCCGGAGCTCGCGCGCAGATTGGTGGTGCTCTTGGCAATCGCCTCGTAGTTCTGCTTGGTCACGATTCCCAGATAGGCGGTCGAATCGCCCAGCCCATCGAGGATGTCTTGCACTGTCGCGCCGCCCGACAACATCACGTCGAACATGCGGTAAAAATCATTGGTGGTGCCCGGCAGCGTGGAGCCCAGGCGCAGCGCCTCGGCACTCAGCGCTTTGAAGGTCTCCGGCACCTTCCCGCTGCTGTCCATCAGCGTGGCGCGCAACCGCGTCGCCCCCTCGTCCAGGTCCGCATAGGCGCGGATCATCGGCGCCATCCCGGCCGCCAGCCCGGCCGCCAGCGCGCCCGCCTTGACGCCGATCGCGTCGAGGTTGGCGGCCAGCGTCCGCGCCGGACCGCTTGCGCGATCCACCAGCGAGACGATAATGCCAAGGGTCAGGGCTGAACTCACGGGTAACCTATGCTGCGCTTCATTCGCTACGGACTCGTGCTCATCTGGGCACTCCCACTGGCGTTCTTTCTGCCCCAGACCCACCACCTCGATGAGGCCCTGGGGCTGCTGGTCGGCTGGAGCGTCTTCACGCTGGTGCTGGCCATCATGATCGGCCTGGCCGGACTGATCGGCGATGCCCTGTTAGGGCGCCGCGGCGAGCAGGGCCGTCGGTTGGGGTGACGCAGGAACCCCAACGGGCGGCCACCGGGCCTGTTGGGGTTCGTTCCTCACCCCAACCTACGCCCCCGCCCACCGCCCGGCCTCCCCATGCCAGGCCAGCAACTCACTGACCTCCAGCTCCAGCAACTCGGACGGCGGCCAGTGAAACACCCCCGCCAAATCCGCGCTCAGGGCACGCCAGTTGGCTGGGCACCCGGCAAAAAATCCGCCACCGCCTGGCCCAGCCGGGTGAAGTCGCCGGCATCGAGCTGATCCACCTCCTTGGGCGTCAGCCCGGCCAGGGAGCCGATCAGCGCCGCGGTCTTGCCCACGTCGCCTTGGGCCGCATCGAGCAGCTTCAGATCCTTCACCCGCGGGCGGCGCAGCGTCAGGTACGTGACCTCCTCGCCGTGCGCCTGGATCGGATAGGCCAGGGTCAGCCCCGTCTCTTGGTCGTTCGCTTGGTCGCTCATAACTGTTCCTCAATCGACATCCCGCCAAATTTCACCTTCACCCCACCGTCGCCATCTTGCAGGTCCACCGCCGACTCGCACCAGGCGTGCCGCAGCACGTAGGTCTTGCCGGTGTCGAGCTCCACCGTCACCGTGGCATCGGTGATCTGGTTGAGCGCGATCAGGGACAAGTCGGCGGTATCGGCCAGCGTGCCCTCCACGCTCGGGGCCACCGTCTCCTCGCTGAAGCCCCACACCTGGGCGCCCACCACCGGCTTGCGGCTGGTGCCGCCGATGCCGGCGACCGTAATCCCGGTTTTAGCGCGCAGTAAGGTGCCGTTCACATACACCCAAAACCGCCCGCTCGTCTGATAGCCGTTCGCCATGAGAACCTCCTACAACCGAAACTGCACGGCCGCGGCAAAGACGCGGAACTGGTTGACCAGGTTGGGCGGCAACAACGCATTCACCCGGTTCGGATCGCTGCCGCTACGCACCACCTGCAAGCCCTCGGCGAAGCCGGCCGCATCCTCCACCAAGCCGGCCTCCTCCAGATCCCGGAACAGCGCAATGAGCTCGGCGCGGATCAGCCGCGGCGTCGCAATCGCCTGTCCCGGCCCGAAGCGCGTGCCGTCATCGGCCAACTTGTGGCGCGGAAAGCGGGTGGCGATGCGCGCGCGCACCGCATAGCGGATGTAATCGGCCGTCCACTTGGTCTCCAAGTCCAGCAGCGCGGTATCGGCCACCCCGCCGGGCGTCCCCTGATAGGTGGTGATCACCCGCTCCAGGTAGGCCACCCCATCCGCGCCATAGATCACCGTCGAGATGCCGTGATGCAGCAGCAGATCGCGCTCGGTACGGCTAAAGCGCTGCTCGACCGCCGGCGCCAGGAACCCCGGCAGGGCGAGTGATTGCAGCGGCCGGGCCGGATCGATCGACCCGTAATACTCACAGACCCCGGCCCAGGCCGCCGCCGCCTCGGCCGGCAGCGACGGCGAGCCGGCGGTGCCGAGCAGGCTCAGATGCGGCGAGTTGCGCGCATCCCCCAGCGCGATCAGTGCCGCGTGGGTGCCCGACACCGCGGCGAACCCATGGCCGGTGCGCTGCTCCAGCGGTCCCCAGCGCGAGTCCAGTTCGCTCTCCAAGGCTGCCAGATTGGTCGCATCGGTCCACGGCATCACCAGCGTGTAGAAGGGTTCCCCGGCGATTGCCGCCAGCGCATCCGTCACCGACGGATTTCCGGTACCGGAAACTCCAGCGGCCACCACCACCGTCAACCCGGCCGGCAGCGCCTCGCCCACCGCATACCCGATGCGCAGATCAATCCCGTTGCCGACCTCGCCCTTGTGGCGTGCCGTCACCGTCACCACCCCGGCGGCGGCGCTCGCCGTCACCGGCAGATCGCTCTGGCCATTGATCGCCGCGGCCAGCGCCGTCGCGGTCGTCGCCACGGCTTGCCCGGTATCCACCGCCACCGCCAGCCGGGTGCCGGCCACCCACAGCGCCAGAGTTCCCGGCCCCGTCGACACCGTGCTCACCGTCACCGTCCAGGTGGCCGCCACCCCGCCGGCCCCATCCTCCAAGGCCACCGCCCACACCTCGCGATACTGGCCCGGCCCGGCGAACAGCGCCGCGCCCATCCGCGCCAGCATCGACCCGCGGCCGAAGTAGGTCTCGGCCTGGGCCGCGCGGGTGATCATCGTCGGCACCTCGGCCGCCACCGTGCCGGTCGCCAGCCGCTGACCCATCAGCAGGATGCGCCGATCCGGGATCGGCAGGCCGCCGACCGCGCGCGACGCATCGATCTCGATGTACTGCCCCGGCGTGCGCAGATCTAAAGGAATGTTCAGGCTCAGATCGCCCATCGCTTAACCCTCTTTGGTGTCTTTGACCGGGCGCGGCGCGGCGCTCGGCGCCGCGCCCAGCACGATCGCCCCGGCTTTGAGATGGCGCTGCCAGTAGCTCGACCACTCCACCGTCTCGCCCGCCGCCGCCAGTGCGCGGCCATGCGGGTGCAGCACCCGGTGCGCGGGGTCGCCGCTGGGGCGAATGAATTGCGTCGTCATCGTCAGATCCCTCACCACAGTTTGTTGGGCTGCACATAGACCCAGCGCCCGCCGGGGATGCAGACATATAAGAAGGTATCGTCCCAGGCGTGCTGGCCTTCGATGCAAGTCTCCCCAGGGGCGGTCGGCGCAGCGGCGTACTGATACTGCCAGTCGAAGGCCGCCCCCGGCGCCCGGCGCAACGTCAGCAGTTCCGGCGCATGGGGCGGGATCGGCTCATGCGGGGTGACGGCAAACGTCACCGCCGCCCCATCGCCGCCCTCGTGAAAGGCGCGCAGCGTCAGGGTGTAGCGCGTGCTGTTGGTCAGCCCGGCCAACACCAGTGGCGAGGCCGTGCCGGTCACACTGGCGCCGCCCGGTGTGGCGTCGATGCGATACCCCAAGAGCGGCAAGCCGCCGGTGTTGGTCGGCGGCACAAAGGCGACTTCGACCTGGGCATTGCCCTCGATCACACTCACCCCGGTCGGCACCGCGGCCGGGCCGAAGGGGATCAGCACGCCCGAGGCCGTCGACCACGGCGACTGCCCCGCGCTACTGAGCGCCATCACGCGAAACTGGTACGACAACCCGGTCTCCAGGCCGGCGACCGTGCCCTCCACACCGCCCTCCAGCGCCTCAGTGAGGTAGGACCGATACGACAGGGCCGGGTAGTTCGACCAGTTCACCGCATCGGTCAGCTTGTACTCCACGGCGTAGTTCTCGATCACGCTGCCGACCGGCTCCAGCCAGCCCAGCTTGATGCTCACCGGGGTCGTGCTGCGCAACGTCGGCGCGGCCGGACTGCTCGGGATCGCCTGGATGTCGATCGCGCCGATGTCCTCGCCGTCCAGGCCGCTGCCGTCCAGATCCAGATTCAGCGGGGTGAAGGCGTTGCGCAGGTAGTTCAGCGCCGACTGCACCACGTAGGAGGGCTTGAACACCTCGCCCGGCACGTTCTGGTTGCGCTTCTTGAACTCCTCCAGCGCCCGCGTCTCGCTGCCCAGCTCGTCGCCTTGCAGGTAGCTGTCCATGGTCGCGACGCGGGCCAGCTTGTTCTTGAAGCGCGGATCGCCCTCGCGATCGAACTTGCCGAACCCCTCGCTGACGCCTTCGGTCAGCAGATCGGACAGCACGCGGTACTTCACATAGTCGCCGCCGTTGTCGTTCCACCACCAGGTGTAGTCGACGTACTTGAGCAGGTCGGCATAGTGCGAGCCGAGCCAGAAATTCTGATCCGAATAGCCGTAGTTGAGCGAGGCGGCGGAGTCGGCCACCAGGTTGTTGGCGAACCGCAGATCGCCGTTGTGGTAGCTGGTCTCGCCGTTCCAGTACATCGCCCCCGGTGTGGTGCCGGCGCCTTGCGAGTAGAGGGTGTTGCGGCGCACCAGCACCTGGCAGTTCACGCTCTCCGGGTCGATGATGTCGCGGGTGCTGCCGCTGATCGACAGGCCGGCATTGACCGCCGTGCCCCGGCCCAGAAACAGGTTACGGGTCACCTCCACATCGGAGTGCCCCAGCATGATGATGTCGGCACCGCCGTCGGCGATGTCGAACACATTGTCATACACATAGTCCCACGGCCCTTCGCACACCGGGGTACCGACCCCGCGCAGCTTGATGATGTGGCTGTTGCTGCGCTGGGCCAGAAACAGATTGTCGTGCAGCTTCACGCCGCAGTACGACTGGAGTTCGGCGCCGGTAATCAGCACGTTCTGCGTGTAGAAGAACAGATTGTGGTGGATATCGTAGATGTCCGGGCCGATGCATAGCCCCGTGTTGGTCATGTAGATGCTCACCACGTCCTGAAACACGTTGTTCTGGATATCCCAGGTGCCACCCATCGAATTGAATTGGATTTGCCCGACCTCCTCGTTGCCGTAGGGGGTCCACCACACCACATTGCCCCAAAACCGCTGGTCGGTGCCCGGCTGGTGACTGACCTGGCGGCGGATGACGAGGTTGCCGTACACCCCCTTCGCCAACGGGTTCTGCCCGGAGAACCGAAAGTCGTTGTTGGTGATGCGCACGCCGGTCGCGCCTTGCATGTAGATGCCGAAGTCCAGGTAGCCGGTACCGGCGAACAGGCAGTGATCGATCCACAGGCGCGCGATGTTGGTGCCCTTGAGCGGCAACACGATGCTGCCGTCCAGGTCGAAATCGGCATAGGCCCATTGGATTTCCTCTTCCTGGCTGTTGGCGTTGCTGTTACCGGTGGCAATCCCGCTGCTGGCGGTGCGCCCGCGCACCACCGCCCGGTTGGTCGCGGTGCCGGCGATGATCCAACTGACCTCGCTGAGCACGGCGCCGCCGCTGGCCACGCCGCCGACGCGGTAGCTGTTGGCGATCACGATCCCGCCCGGCCCCTGATTGAGCCGGGCGAAGTTGTAGAGATACAGATCGTCGGTGACAGTGAGGGTCTGATTGGTGACACTGAGCGTCTGCCAGCCGCCGATGGTCGCGCCGCGCAGTTCCAGGCGCTGCACCGTCACCGGCACATCGACAATCACCGTCGCACCCCCGGTCGAGGCCAGGATCACCTCGTCATCCGCCGTCGGCACCGTCCCGGTATCCCACAGCGTGGGGTCGGACCAATTGCCGCCGCCGTTCTTGGTCATCGTCACCGTGGCCGCCGCCGCCGGGTTGAGCCACAGCAGCCACGCCAGCACCAGCGCGGTCAGTCCCACCGGGATCAGCAACAGTCGTTTCACGTCGGCACCCATTGGTTGTCAATCACCTGCAACAGCGCGCCAGCCGGCGCATCGCCCACCGCCGGCCAGGCCGCCGCGCTCGGCCGCCCGGTCGTCGGCACCCACCCGCCCGCCGTCTCCACCATCCACACGCCGTCACGCACCGTCACCATGGCCCCATCCGGCAGCCCGGCCGGGTCCGGAAACGGGTCACCGCCCGGCAGCGTGCCCACCGCGGCCCAGCCGGCGGCCGTCGTCACCGCCCAGGCGCCATCGCGCACCGCCAGCAGCGCCCCCTGCGGCAGCCCGGCCGCCGCCGGCAGCAGCGCCTGCCCGGCGGGCGCCGCGACGCTGGCCACCGCCGTCCATAACCCGCTGATCGCCGCCACCGTGCCGGGCGCGCGCACCGTGGCGCCCAGCTCATCGGCCAGCGCCGGCCGCGGGCCGTCCGCCGCCGGCGCGACCAGCGCCGTGCGCAACACCGTACCGCCAGGCGCCAGGCGCACCGGCGCCAACACCTGCGGACCGGCCGCCGCCGGCCCGACCCGCACCGGCACCCGCGGGGCCGGCGGCCACACCCGGATGACGCCGGTCATGGGCTGGCGGTACAGCACGTACTGCGGAGTCTGCCCGCGCAACTGCAAACTCTTCATGGTGCAAACGCGTCCGGCGGCACCCGCACCAGCGTCACCCCGGCCTCGGTCGTGCCATCGGCCGGCGCCAGATCCAGGTCCGCGGCAAAGTGGGCGAACTCGGCCAGGTTGTCCGGCAGCGTCTCCGCCAGGTCGTGCGTCAACGCCACCTGCACCTCCACCAGCGTGGCGGCCAGTTCTGTCAGTGCCGTGCCCTCCAGCGGCGCCAGCCCGGTCACCGTCAGCGTGCCGATGCCAAGCAGCGTGTGATCGTGCAGCGCCACCGCGACCGCCTCCGCCAACGCCAAGGCGCCCGGCGCCGCCGCGGTGCCGCGCCGCCGCACCAACTCCCCGGCGCTCGCCTGAGTCAGCACCACCAGCGACCAGGAGGAGGTGAAGCGCGCCCCCGGCGGGCCTTCCACGCGGCCGTCGCGGATGCGGTCGGGCGGGCGGGCACTGCCGCGCCACACCGCCAGCACGCAGGGCGGCTTGGCGCCGTGCGCGGCCAGCACCGCGGCCAATTCCCCGAAGCCGCCGGGCAGCGGCACATAGGCGCGCAGCAGCGGCCCCAGCAGTTGCGCGGCGCGGGCCAGCAAGCGGTCTTCGATGTCGACTAAGACACTCATCGGCTAGATCCCGTCGATCGCCACGCGGCCGGCCCCGCCGGCCCCGCCGGCCCCCGGCAGCGCCGGACTGATCGCCGCGCCGCCGCCGCCGCCGCCGCCGCCGCCCGCTCCGCCGGCCCCGCCGGCCCCGCCGTTGGCGCTGAGGCTCGACCCCCCGCCGCCGCCGCCGCCGCCGCCGGCATCCACAAAGGGCGTCGCCAGCACCGCACTGCCGCCCGCCGTGCCGGCGACCCCGACATCGCCATAGGCGCCGCCCGCAATCACCGGCTGATCGCTGCCATCAGTGAGGACATACTGCGCCGCGGCGCGGCCGACATTGCCGCGGTACGCCGTTGGCGCGGTCGCCAGACCGCCGCCGGCACCGGCGCCGCCGCTGGCCAGGCCGACACCGTAATTGCCGGTATTGCCGACCGCCCCGCTGGCCCCGGACCCGCCCATCCCGCCGGTGAACACCGCGGCCCCGGCCGCCCCGGCCGCGGCGATGCCGGTCGCACCGGCCCCGCCGCCGCCGCCGCCGCCGGCCCGCCAGGTGCCGACTTTCGAGGCCCCGCCGGCGCCGCCCGCCCCCGCGGTGCCGCCCGCGCCGCCGGCCCCGACACTCCACGCCAGCGTCGCCGGCAGCGTCTCCCAGGGCACCACGATCTGGGTCCACCCCCCGCCGCCGCCCCCGCCGCCGCCCGACACCGCGGTGCCGGCCGCGCCCAGGGCATAGCCCCGACCGCCGCCGCCGCCGCCGCCGCTCAGCGTGATGATGGCGGTCCGGTACGCGCCGGCCGGCTTGGTCCAGGTGCCGCTGCCGCTGGATTGCTCCCAGTGATAGGGCGCGTCGAGCGCGCCCGCGGGGCCGGGCGGCCCCTCGGGTCCTGCCGGCCCTGCCGGCCCATCCGGACCCGCCGGTCCCGGAATCAACGTGCCCTGCTCGGCCACCAGCACCCACCGCGCGCCGGTCCACTCCAGCATCCGCTGGCCGACGTTAAGGCGGTCGCCTGGTTGGGGATTGGCTGGCAGGTCCATCGCTTAGCTCTGCGGCCGCACGAGGATGGCGGCGTCGTAGGCCGGCACGATGACCTCGGTCAGCACGGCGCCGTTATTCACATCGTCCTGGGTGCCCGCAATGCGCTGGAACGTGCCGCCCAGCGCGATCGTGCGGCTGGTGGGCGTGGCATTCACCACCACCACCGCCTTGGCGAAGTCGCGGCGGAACACGTCCGCATTGGCCGCGAACAGCATGATCCGATCCATGTTGATCGTGCTGGTAAACATCGCGCCCACATCCAAGCGTAGTTGCACCGTCTCACTGGCCGTGCTGGTGAAGGTCCAGAGCAATTTGTTCCAGCCCGGTCCGCAGAACAAGCCGCCGCTGATCTGGCTGCCGAAACGGGGGAACAGCAGCCCTTCGCGCTCCGCGTACACCGCGAGCGACAGCGTATATTGGCGACCGGCAGTCAACGTCACGCTCGGCCCCAAGATAAACGCCGCATCGTTGGTCTGCCGCGCGTCGGCCGTGATCACCGCCCGCAGCGAGGCGCTGCCCTCGATCGCCCGCGTGGTGTCGCGGCTGAGCACCGCGCGCGTGGGCGTGGCCTCGATCACGTGCAGCCGATCGGCATAGGCCCGCACGAACCCACGGTTATATTGGTGTTCGGCGTGCGCGGTGCCGAGCGCCAGCGTGATCGTGATCGCCGGGGGATTGCTCCAGTCA